GGAAATAAAATATTTCAACAAGGTGTATTATTACGTAGTGTATCTAAATTTGTAGCAGGAACAGATGAAGATGCTGTTATGCCAATCCCAGTATTTTTCTGTCCGGATACTAAAAAAATAGTAGGATTAACACTACCACCAGAAATCAGAGATGAATATAAAGATGATTTAATATAGTCTAAATGATTAGTACTATCGAAAATATGGATCAAGAAATCCCATCGTATGTTAATTCAGGATATGCTTCTAGATGGATTAAACCATTTGCAATGGAAGTATGTAAAGGAAAAGGATATGATATTGGGTGTGGTAGTATAGAATGGGCTTTACCTAATTCTATACCAATTGATCCCATAATAGATAGTAGATATAATGATTTAAAACTACCAGAAGGTGAAGTAGATTACATTTTTAGCAGTCACTGTTTAGAGCATTGTGATAATTGGGTTAATACTTTAAGGTACTGGACTAGTAAGTTAAAATCAGGTGGAGTTTTATTTTTATATTTACCCCATTATGATAAAAAAAGTTGGAGACCCTGGATCAATTTTAACCATAACCATATATTAACCCCAGAACATATCCAAGAATTTTTAGAATTTGAAAATGTATATAGTAAAATTTTTGTTTCCCAAAGAGATTTAAATTATAGTTTTGCTGCTATGTGTGAAAAAATATAAAAATGACAATATTTGATTGGTTAAATGAAATAACAGTTAAAAAAACATCACCTAAGGATTTTACCCAACAAGATTGGGATGATTGGAATTCTTATATGGTACATAGGTTTTTATCTATGAATATGAGTTATATTGATATAGTCAATTATGTACAAAATATAAACCCTCAAAATAAAAAAGAAATTTATACTATTTATAGGGAGATGATTCCTAAAAGAAAAGTATGGAATAAATACATTAAGAACCAAAACAAAAAAGATTCAAAAGAACTATCTGATATTATAGCTAGTAAATTATCAATTGGAAGTAATGAAGCTAGTTCGTATATTCCCATATTAGAAAAAGAAGGCGTCACTGAAATATTAAGTGATTTAGGTTATGAAAAAAAAGAAATAAAAAAATTAATAAAAACGATATGAATTTACAAGTATACAAATTTTTAAAGGCAGCAGCAGATGCTGATAAAGCAAAAGCACTAGCTAGTATTAACCTATTAACTAACCACCCAGCAGGTATAGGTGATCATTCAACTAAAGATTATTGGGATAACTGTGATGAAGCATTAAGATTGTTAGCATCAGCAGATGAAAGGTTAGAAGTATTAGAGAAATATTTTAATGATAAAGGACAAATAAATGGATAGTAGAAAAGCATTTGAATTTTCTCAAGAAAAAGTAGTTGAAGCTGTAAAAACATCACCTACAGTAGAAGTATTTGAAACCGAATACCCAGAATTATCTGAGGAATTTAAAAGAATTACTAAAGAAATGTATGAAATGTTTGCTGCTAAGCATATGGATTATGGTTTAAATAATATTGCTTTGGGTGGTGATATTTTAAATAACGAAGGTGATAAAAAATTTTCATTAACAGGATTAGCAATTAGACTAACAGACAAAATAAGTAGATTAAAAAATTTACTTTTAAATGGTAAAAATTATGTTAAAGGTGAAGGTATGGAAGATACTTTTATTGATGTAGCCAATTATGGTATAATCGGTCTTTTAGTAGGTCGCAATAAATGGAAAAAATAATTTGGCTAAAAAGAAAGTACCAATTATAGTAAGGGAGATTAGAAATAATCCCCCTTTACCAATTAATTTTGCAGTTGAGAAAAATATATCTTATTCTCAATTGTCAATGTTTACTCAATGTCCTAAAAAATGGGCTTTACAATATAGAGATGGTCATAAAATTAGTGAACAAAGTATTCATATGACTTTTGGAACAGCTCTACATGAAGTATTACAACATTATTTAGATGTAATGTATGAAACAAGTGGGGCAGCAGCTGATAGAATTGATATTGAAGAACTATTTGAAGATACTTTAAGAAAATGTTATGCTGAAGATTATAAAAAAAATAAAAATCAACACTTTAGTTCTCCTACTGAATTAAGAGAATTTTTTGAAGATGGTAAAGAAATTTTAAACTTTATTAGAAAAAAAAGAAGTTATTATTTTAGTAAAAAAGGATGGTATTTAGTTGGTTGTGAGGTACCAATTGTTATGGCACCTAATTTACGTCTTAATCGCGTAAAATACATGGGTTATTTAGATGTTGTCATGTACCATGAACCAACGAATACATTTAAAATTATCGACATTAAAACCAGTACTAAGGGATGGAATAAGTGGAATAAAAAAGATGAAAGTAAACAATTTCAATTAATATTATACAAATATTTTTTCAGTAAACAATACAATATACCATTAGAAAATATAGAGATTGAATTCTTTATAGTTAGAAGAAAAGTATATGTAGATGGTGATTATCCTCAAAAACGAGTACAACAATTTATCCCAGCATCTGGTAAAGTAAAATTAAATAAAGCAACTACAAATTTAAATGAATTTATAAGTAAAGCTTTTAACTTGGATGGGTCATATAAGGATACTATATTTGGGGCAAATCCAAGTAAGTGGAATTGTACGTTTTGTCCTTATAAAGAAAATACAGAATTATGCAATGCTATTGGTAAGAATTTATAATCTGCATATATGTATAGACAAATATAAATAAAAATAAAAATTATGGCAAGTTCAAAAGATATGACACTAACAAGTGTAAAAGTAAAAAGTGATTTATTCGAAAATTTTAAAATTGAGTGTGTAAAACGTAAATTTAGTTTTCAAAAACTAGCAGATCGTTCATTATACTTATATTTAACAAATGAAGATTTTAGAAAACAAATTAATTCACAAGTAAAATTAGATATTGAAGATTAATAAAATTATTATTAAAAATGAAAGAAGGTTATATTAAAAAAGAAGATCGTAAAAAAATCTTATTATTAACAGATGATATTAGAGTACATTCGGGTGTAGCTACTGTAGGTAGAGAAATAGTAACTAACACAGCCCATAGATATAATTGGGTTCAGTTAGCAGGAGCTATTAAACATCCTGAAAAAGAAAAAGTTGTAGATTTATCTAAAGCTACTGGGGAAAAGTTAGGTATAGATGATGCTAGTGTTTTATTATACCCTTGCGATCATTATGGTAACCCAGATTTATTAAGAGATGTAATTAAAAGGGAAAAAATTGATGCTTTATTTTTAATAACTGATCCTCGTTATTTTGAGTGGGTATTTCAAATGGAAAATGAAATTAGATCATTAATTCCTATAGCATATTTAAATATTTGGGATGATCTACCAGCACCAATGTATAATAGAGATTTTTATGATTCTTGTGATGCTTTATTTGGTATTTCAAAACAAACTAAAAATATAAATGAAATAGTTTTAGGTAAAGAAAGATGTAAAAATAAAGTTATTAAATATATTCCTCATGGTTTAGATCATAATATATTTAAACCCATTAATAAATTTGATAAAGAATATCAAAAATTAGTTGAAAGTTTATCTAAAGATGGAAAAATGGAATTTAAATTATTATTTAATTCTAGAAATATTAGACGTAAATGCATCCCAGATACAATTTTAGCCTGGAAGTATTTTTTAGATACTTTAAGTAAAGAAAAAAGATCTAAATGTCAATTGGTACTCCATACTACACCTATAGATGATCATGGTACAGATATACCAGAAGTAATTAATTTTTTATTCCCAGAAAATGATCACAATATAGTAATATCTCCAAATAAGTTTACAACAGAACAAATGAGTTATTTATATAATTATGCTGATGGTACTATTTTACTATCTTCTGCTGAAGGTTGGGGTTTAGCTCTAACAGAATCTTTATTAACTGGTACTCCTATTATTGCTAATGTAACAGGTGGAATGCAAGACCAAATGAGATTTACAGATGAAAAGGGTAAATGGATTGAATTTAATAAAAATTTTCCTTCTAATCATAATGGTACTTATAGAGATTGTGGTGAATGGGCTTTACCAGTGTATCCCACAAATAAATCTTTAGTAGGATCCCCTAGAACTCCTTATATTTGGGACGATAGATGTAATCCTGAAGATGCCGCTAAGCAAATAAAAGCTTTATATGATATGGGTGATAAAGAAAGAAAAAGAGTAGGTAAAATAGGTAGGAATTGGGTTTTAGGTGATGAAGCTGGATTCACAGCTGAAAAAATGTCTAATAAGGTAATTAATGGTATGGATGAATTATTTAAAAAGTTTAAACCTAAACCTAATTTTACATTTACTAAAGATACAGATATAGATAAAAAAGTTTTAAATCATAAATTAATATATTAGAATGAAAAATACATTTGTAGTAAGTTGTCCAATTGACACTTATAGTGGTTATGGAGCAAGAGCTAGAGATTTTGTTAAATCTTTAGTTGAATTAAATAAATATGATGTAAAAATATTATCCCAAAGGTGGGGTAATACTTCAAAAGGTTTTATTGAAAATAATAAAAAAGAATGGGGTTTTTTAAAGGAATTGATAGTTCCTGGATTACAAGAAAAACCTGATTATTGGTGTATGATAACAGTTCCTAATGAATTCCAACCTGTAGGAAAATATAATATTGGGATAACAGCTGGTATTGAAACTACTGTTTGTGACATTGAATGGATAAAAGGATGTAATAAGATGGATTTAAATTTAGTATCATCAGAACATTCAAAGTATGTGTTTCAAATGTCTAAATTCCAAAATAGTAAAAACCCAGAGGATGTAATTGAACTTAAAAAACCAATTGAAGTATTATTTGAAGGAGGTAATTTAGATATTTATAAAGTTATTAAAAAGTTTAAAAATAAAGAATTATATAATCAAATAAACTCTATATCAGAAGATTTTGCTTATTTAGTAGTAGGACATTGGATGCATGGTAATTTTGGTCATGATAGAAAAAATATTGCATTTACTATTAAATCTTTTTATGAAACATTTAAAAATATAGAAAACCCTCCAGCACTTATTTTAAAAACAAGTAGGGTAAATTCTAGTGTAATAGATAAAGAATTAATACAGAAAAAAATCAATGAAATTAGAGATGGGGTTGAAGGGGAAAATATTCCTTCTGTTTATTTGCTTCATGGAGATTTTACAGATAAGGAAATGAATGAATTATATAATCACCCTAAAGTAAAATCAATGGTTTCTTATTCAAAAGGTGAAGGGTTTGGTCGTCCTTTATTAGAGTTTAGTTTAATTAATAAACCTATTATAGCTTCTGGTTGGTCAGGTCAATTAGATTTTTTACACAAAGATTATACAGCACTATGTGCAGGAAAACTTAATAATTTAGATAAATCATCACAAGTTAAAGGTATGTTAATTGAAGGTTCTCAATGGTTTGATGTTGACCATAATTATGTTAATCATTTTTATAATGATGTATTTTATGATTATGATAATTGGTTAGAAAAAGCAGATAATCAAGGTAAACATTCAAAAGAAAATTTTAGTTTTGATAAAATGACTAAAAAAATTAAAGAAATATTAGAAAAAAATGCACCTAAATTGCCTAAAAAAATGGAACTTAAATTACCTGGTATGAATAAAATAAAAATGCCTAAAAAAAATAATAAACTTAAAATAGTAAAATAATGAATAAAGATAATTTAATAAAATGTAATAGATGTGGAGGTGATGCTTGCTATACTCAAAAAGTAAATAAAATAACA